AGGAAAATCTTTTACATCTAAGAATAACACACCATGTTTAGTGTATTGGGATTTAGACAATGACGGTTGGAGAATGGCAGTTGGAGAGGCAAAGGTTAGAATATGAATACTTTATTATATATCGGTCTAGGGTTTATAACCCTAGGCTTTTTATTATTTGTCGTATCTGAAATAATGATAGCACACTACGACAGAAAACTATGGGAACTGAAAGAGAGGAAAAAATGGACGGAATAGATTTAATGATAGCAATAATAGGGGCAGTTGTAATACTGACGTGGTACATATGAACGAATTTATTTGGTGTCATGGTTCTAAGTGTCATAAGTCACATACACAGGACAGGATAAGAGGTAGCAAAGGTTCTAAAGTTTTAAGAACTAGAAAAATAAAACAAGATACACATCGATCGTGGTATCACCCAGACCATGTGTTTAATTATTTTTGTAGTCAAGGTTGTTTAATGGATTTTATGAGGGCTAATATAAATCGTATCGTTGCACTTGCACCGAGAAACACACCCCTTGAAACACCGATCGAGGACCCTAAAAAAGAGGATAGAAGTTATTATGGTAGGTGGAATATAACAGAAAAGGGAGTTGACACATCTATGGAATAGGATTATAAGGGATATAGAAAGGACATATATATGACAACACTTAAAGAAATACAATCAAAGGAAGATAGCCCATCACTATCAGACGCGCAGAAGTTTGTAGGTGGTTGGGTTGAGTGTGTACACTTAGACACAGGTACATTAATAATAGATGAAGAGGGTAAGTTAAAAGATAAACCTGTCAATGAAGTAGCATCTAAAATGTACGCAGATAAATACGGTGATGCTGACATTATTGTCGGCGATGCAATCTTTATACCTAACGGTATACCATCAGACTGGCATAGATAATCAATCATAAGTTGTGGGGCGCCCTGCGGGCGCCCCGCTTCGCGGTTCAATGGATCCTAATGGGATCTCAATCACAGGTTGTGGCGCGACCCCATCCCCCCTTTTATACAAAAAGGGGTCCCACTACTCTAGGTTGTATTGCTTGATTTAGACAGTTAGACCTGGTAAAAACAATATGAACACTTTAAACAAGTGCAAAAAATTTTTTAAAAAATTTTTATGAATGTAAAAGAAATAGATATAAGTAAACTTCCTGCAGATGTAAGACGAACCTATAAGCAACTAAAAGTTCTTCATGCTGAAAAGAAAATACAAAACAAAGCTAGGAATGATTTTTTATCTTTTGTAAAATGTATGTGGCCTGATTTTGTTGAGGGCTCACATCACAGACACATAGCAGAAAAATTTAATAAGTTGGCAACTGGTGAAATAAAACGTTTAATCGTGAACATGCCACCAAGGCACACGAAGTCTGAGTTCGCATCTTATCTCTTGCCATCGTGGATGGTGGGCCGTAATCCAAAACTTAAGATTATACAAACCACGCACAATTCAGAACTAGCCGTAAGGTTTGGTCGTAAGTCCAAACATCTTATTGACAGTGAAGATTATCAAAAAATTTTTAAAACAACTTTACAAGAAGATTCTAAAGCAGCGGGTCGTTGGGAAACATCACAAGGTGGTGAGTACTTTGCAGCTGGTGTTGGCGGAGCTATCACGGGCCGTGGTGCGGACTTATTGATTATTGATGACCCACACTCGGAGCAAGACGCATTGAGTCCTGACGCATTAGAACGAGCTTATGAATGGTATACATCAGGACCACGACAAAGACTTCAACCAGGCGGCAAGATCGTCTTGGTAATGACACGTTGGTCAACAAAAGATTTAACAGCAAAACTTATAGCAAATCAAAAAGAACCAAAGTCTGATCAGTGGCACGTGGTCGAGTTTCCGGCACTCATGGACCACGGACCAGTGTGGCCAGAATATTGGAGCACGGATGAGTTAGAGAAAGTTAAAGCAACTCTGCCTGTTGGCAAATGGAACGCGCAGTGGATGCAACAACCTACATCAGAGGAAGGTGCTATCTTAAAACGAGAATGGTGGCAAAAGTATAACAAAGAAACTATACCGCCTCTACATCATGTTATACAATCTTACGATACAGCTTTCATGAAGAAGGAGTCGGCCGACTATTCTGCTATTACAACGTGGGGTATTTTTTACCCATCAGAGGATAGTCCAGCTAATTTATTATTACTTGATGCTATTAAGGGACGATACGAGTTTCCAGAGCTTAGACGTCTAGCTCTACAACAATATAAGTATTGGCAACCCGAATCAGTGATTGTAGAGGCTAAAGCATCAGGTCTGCCTCTAACCTACGAGCTTAGACAAATGGATATACCTGTAATTAATTTCACACCGTCGAAAGGAAATGATAAGCATGCAAGGGTAAATGCGGTTGCACCTTTGTTTGAAAGTGGTATGATATGGGCACCAGACCAGAAATTTGCGGACGAAGTTATCGAAGAGTGCGCAGCGTTTCCTAATGGAGATCATGACGACTTGGTAGATTCTACCACTCAAGCCATCATGCGCTTCAGACAAGGTGGACTAATTGGACACCCTGAAGACTACATAGATGAAAATAAACCGAAACGTACAAGGACGTATTATTAATGAGACGATTTTTTGAGGCCTTTGCTTATTTTGTAGAAAGTGGACTACCAGAAAAATTAGCTAAAGAGTTTGCTGAAAAGATTACAGGTATTAAAGCACCTACAGGTAAGATTGATATACCTAAAACAAAAAGTCCTGATGAGTTTAGAATGCCTAAAGCAGCAGATGATGTTATCGAAGCTAATGATAATGTGTCTGGTAATTACGCAACGGGCGATACCAAATACAACGCAGATGTTCTAGCAGAAGAGCTAGCAAAAAAAAGAGGATTTATAAAAGATGATGGTATTCAAGATGGTTCTGACATGGATGTTAAGAAATATTCTGAATTATACAGCGAAGCCTACGGGTTTTTAACTGACCTACGTAGATTAAACAGACCTGTAAAGAGAGCAGACATTCCTAAAAAACTACTTACAAGAAAAGAACGAGGCAATTTTAATTTTATTAATTCAAAAATGCCGGACCCTCAAAAATCTAAGTTTGTGCTAGAGGGATTAGATGGCACAACAGAAGGTTTGTATAATAGATTTAGATTAGAGAGAGATGCTATTGAAGAAGGCATGGTCAAACAAATAAAAGAAGCACAAAGTAATAATTTAGCTTTAGGCGGCAAAGATATGGACAATATTATTTATAATATGAAAATATTTAAAAACTTAGATGATAAAGTTAAATCATTAGGTGTTGAATTAAGTGATGCAGGTAAAGAACCTGAAAAACTTTATGAAATGTTTAAAGCAGATGTAAGTAATAAACCAAATAACATTCAGAGTAATATCTTTGATGACTATAAAGGTATCTTAGGAGAGATGGATGTAAATATAAAAAAAATGCAAAAAATAAGTCAAGAAATAGATGACATTAGATCAGGCAAAGCAGACATAGATAGAAAAAATAAAGCTAAACTAAAGTATCAAGGTAAAGGTTACGGCTCTAACGAAGGCATGTTTAGAACTTTAGCAAGACAGTTCTTAAGAGATGAGATTGAGTCAGGAACAATATCAGTTAGACCAGATATTTATAATGCTATGAAACAGGGTAATCATCCTTTCATAGACCCTATTAAAGTATTTAGGCATCACTACGGTGATGATAAATTTGACGTGTTAGAAAAATATATTGATCAAAATTATCCTGCGTTTGGATCTCCTGGTTTAAGATATCCAGGCAGGTTTGACTTTAGAAAAAGAGGTATAGTGCCAAAAAATAAAAACGCACCAGGCAATACATATGAACACTACAGTCTACCTGGTGAGCTAGATCAAGAGATTGCAGATGTAGACAACGTTATTAAAACTATTGAAGAAGGTAACAATCCTTTCTTTAAAGGACCAGAAGATATTAAAAATCAAAATATAAAAAGAGCTAATCTAGTTAAAATTAAAAATGAGATTACACCTGCATCTAAAATAGATTTAACTAAATACAGTAATGATGATCTTAATAGGTTGGCAGACGAAGGTAATAGATTACAAAAAGAATTAGCTCAACTTGATGAGACAGGGTCGTCTAAAATTTCATATCAAGAGTTTCAAAAAAAATCTGCGAGACTTGACGAGATAAATGAAATTATAGAAGAAGCAAAATCAATGCCGGAAGAATACTTTGATCAACAACCAACAGCAGATGTTATACCAATTAAACAAGAAGGTATTATTAGTAATCTAGATCTTAATATAGATAGAGGTGTTAAAAACCTTGAGGGTGTGGAACTCTACGGTGATGAAACATTTGATGAATTAAAATATATTAAAGAAAACGGTGTACACCCTAGAGACCTAGATCCAACAGAAGGTTTTGCAAGAGGAGGTATTGTTGAAGTACTTATATAATCCAGCAACCGATGAGTTTGAGTCGTTAACACCTACATTACGAGAAAGGTTTTCTTTAGGAAGTAAAGATCCGACACCAGAAACTAACACAGATGGAGAAGTTGCTGGAGCTTTAATGGATGCTTTTCCTAACTCATCTTTCTTAAAATATCAAAACGCAGTAGAAGAAGGCTTTCAGGGAACCTTTGAAGAATTTTTACGAGACACCTCTGATAAAAGTGAATTGGATATGAAAGCTATTGAAGGACAAACTGCAGGCGCTTTACCAAGAATGCTTTTAGAAGGAGCGGAGTATTTAACAAAACCAAAATCTAAAAAAGTTAGGGATCCATCGCCGAGTAATATTATGTCTACATCTAAAACAGCTAAAGAATTTAAAAAATTAGATGAGAGGGAACAAGAGTATGCCAACCTTCTTTTACAGAATTTTAAAAAGATTACAAAAAATCCTCAAACTAAAGATATAGTTCCTGAAAAATATAAAAAAATAAAAGATATTAGAGAACTAGTTTCTGATAAAAAAGCATACAGTAAATTCATAACTGACCTAAGAGATATTCAATACAAAAAAATTACAGATGAAAAAGGTATAGACAAATTTTCTAAACTACCTAAGACACAACAAAGCAGGGTGAAGTCTTTGCTTCTTGCTCGTAACAAAAGTGCCTCGCTACCTAAAACAAATTTTATTAATATTGCAGGAGATGATTTTAATATTCCTAATAATATTGGAGTGTTTCCAAATCAAATAAAAAATTTAGAAAAAGCATACCCTCTTTTAAAAAAGTTGGATAAAAACCCAACGGTAGATAATTTTTATAAAAATGTAACAGGTCAGAGCAAAGGAGGTAACAGATTTATTAATGACATACAAGCCTATCTATCCGGCGTTGATACAAGAACAAGACCCGTTTTTGATAAACCTATACATATGCAACTTTTAAAATCTTTAGATCTTGAAAATAAATTAAAACCGGAAACAATTAAAATCCTAACAGAACAAAAAGGACAAATAGCTTCTAACAGATATAAACTATCAGGCATGACTGAGAAGGCGAAGAAAATTAATTTAGATAATCCTGAAAGAGCCGCGTCTGTAAAAAGAATAGATGAGATTTATAAAGAAGATCCGAACATATATTCAGATGAATTAGTTAATCAATATTACGGAGATAGTTTTGCAAAAGCATCACCAAAAGAACAGAAAAAAATGTTGGGTGAATTAAGAAACGATGTGGTAACTTATTATAAAATTATAAACCAAACCAGAGTACCTGTAAAAGGAGTAAGATTACCTTCAGCAGACAAAAGAGCTGATATATTAGAAAGTATTGAGTTTCAAAAAGGTAAAGGTGGTTTTAATATATACGGCGGCCATATAAGAGACATACAAAATAAAATAGCAGAAAGTATTACTGGCTATAATTCTGGTAGTAGAGTTGTAACTCTATCAAAAAAATATTCAAAACAAGGAAACGTGGATCACAGTGTTGGTCTAGGGGCCGTGCATGAAGTAGCGCCTGGCTATGTAGAAGCTGTACAAATTATAAAACCAAGTATTAATAAACAAAAAGGACGTGTGCTTGAAAGACCTCTTACAGCTATTTTAAATGATTTTTTTTCAAACACTAAAAACAAAGCACGTAAAATTGGTGATGAAACTTACAGCAATTTTGATGACAAGGTTGCAGCGTATAATAATTTATCAAAAGAGTTTGCTAATCAAAATGGTGTAGACACGGCAATAATAAAATTTAGTAAACCGGGTACAGGTCCGTCACCAAAAGAAACGGTAACTCATTTTACAGAATTTTCTAAAGGGGCACAAAAAAATATGATGGAGGTTTGGAACAACCATGGCCTTGTTATTTATACAAAATCTAAACCAATGAGATCAGAATCTTTTGCTAAAACATACAAAACAAATAAGAACATGGGTGGTATTATAGAGCCCATGGATAGAACAATGATGGCTATGGGTGGCCGTGTTGGTTTTCAAGACGGGACACCAGACCCTAGATGGGGTCAATTTTTATCTGCATTTGAAAATACAGATCTTATTGAACTTTTAGATAAAGAAAAAGAGCCTAGTCTTAAAGAAGAAATTTACGGCGATGATGGTGAACGAAATTTAATACAAACCTTTAATACCATGTTTGCAGATCCAAAAGCATATCCATACTACGCACAGGAACTTGCATCAGGAGCGGCCAACATACCGGAACTTGCAGTTAGATTTCCAACAGCACTTATGTATCTTTTTGGTAAAACTAGTCTTGCCACTACAACAGGTGATCTAAGTAAAATTGGTGTGGAAGATTTAAAAAAAGCAGTGGAAATATTAGATCCAAAAGGTACAAAATTTTTAAAAGAAAAAATTGGTTTTACAGACATGCTAGAAAAATCAAGAGAAGAAAGAACGGGACCACAGAAAACTACAGGTGGTATATTAGAGATTGGAGCAGAGTCTGTTGGACCAGCAACACCTTATTTCTTGATAAAAGCATTTCCTAAAATTTCAAAACAGATTAGAAATTTAGTGGGAACTGGAACAGCTGCAGAAAAAGTCAACAAAGAAATAGAAAACAAAATAGCCACACAAGGTGTAGATCAAGGTAGAAGAGATATAATTTTAGCTACAGGAGCAGGTGGAGCAATGGCTCTTCTTAAATACTTAGGATTAGACAATCTAATAAAAACAACTAAAGTTGTAAAAGCTGCGCCAGAGATTGTAACAAAAGGTGGCACACCAAAATATTTCTTTGACTTTGTAAATTTAATTAAAACTAAAGGTGATGATATTACAGATAAAGCTGCAACTCTTGAGAGACAAAAAGTTTATGATTACAATGGCTATACAATGTACGAAGACATATCTACAGGTAAAATAAGTATTAACAAAAACACTGAGGGCGGTGCTAGTTATTACATTGGTGATGGTGAGTATGATACAGTTGATGGTATAATTAGAAAAGAAGAAATAGTTTATGATCCACCTGAGACCATATTAGATGATGCTGGTAAACCAAAAAAAGTTCCAGACATATATGAAGAAAACACTTTGAAACCAGACTATGATGGAGGTGATGGAGATATTGAGGGTGGTTTAGATTCTATTGATGAAATATTAGAATTATTGGCTGAGAGTGGCGAGAAATATAATTTAAAAGAATTAACAGAAATGGGTATGAATCCAGAAGGACTTGGTCTAAATTTGTTAAAACGAATTTTAAGGAACCCAGATGAAATTAAACTTCTTGATTCAGAAAAAGCTTTTAAAGATACCATAAATAAAGTTAAATATAAGATAGAAAAAGCTGAGGGCGGTATTATAGCAGGCGTTAGTTCTGGACCCCCACCAAAATCAGGGCCTACACCACACGGGTTGCCTTATGTGGCAAAAAATGTTAGACCAATCAAGGAGCGTAAATAATGGCAGATATTGACAAGACTCTTTCGGAGTTAGGAACCTCTGTAAAAATAGATGGACCTGATCAAGAAGTAGAAATACAGAAACAAGAAGAAGCTAACAAACCACCTGTTGAAATAAACCCAACAGAAGATGGTGGCGTAGAATTAAACTTTGATCCAAGCAAAGTAAATATTGAAGGACAACCCAATCACTTTGATAACTTAGCAGAATTATTACCGGACGATATTTTAGAACCTATTGGTTTAGAATTATTTTCTAATTATACAGATTACAAATCTTCAAGAAAAGATTGGGAAAGATCTTATACAGATGGACTTGATCTATTAGGGTTTAAATACGAAAACAGAACAGAGCCTTTTCAAGGTGCTTCGGGGGCCACGCACCCTGTACTAGCAGAAGCCGTAACACAGTTTCAAGCTGGTGCTTACAAAGAATTATTACCTGCAGAAGGACCGATTAGAACACAGATTGTTGGTAACAGCGATCCACAAAAAGAGGCACAAGCACAAAGAGTAAGAGAGTACATGAACTACGAACTTATGGAAAAGATGCCAGAGTATGAACCAGAGTTTGACCAAATGTTATTTCACTTACCTCTTGCAGGATCTGCATTTAAAAAAGTTTATTACGATGATTTATTAGGAAGAGCAGTATCTAAATTTGTACCTGCCGATGATTTAGTTGTACCTTACTCTGCTACATCTCTTGATGATGCAGAAGCAATTATGCATGTTATAAAAATGTCAGAAAATGATTTAAGAAAACAACAGGTAGGTGGTTTTTATTCTGATATAGAATTAGGTTCACCAGCTGTTTTTAAAAACGAAGTTGAGTCAAAAGAAAGAGAACTAGAAGGCACTAAAAAATCAGGTAGACCCGATCAAGTCTATACTTTGTTTGAGTGTCACGTTAATTTAGATTTAGAAGGTTTTGAAGATAAGGATGCGAACGGAGAACCTACAGGAATTAAGCTCCCTTATATTGTTACTGTAGACGAAGGTTCGCGAAAAGTTCTTTCTATTAGAAGGAACTTTAATCCTGACGATCCAAAAAAAGCTAGAGTCACTTACTTTGTCCACTTTAAATTTCTGCCAGGACTAGGATTCTACGGATTTGGATTGATCCATATGATTGGCGGATTGAGTCGAACGGCAACGGTCGCTCTCCGTCAATTGTTGGACGCAGGTACACTATCAAACTTGCCAGCAGGATTTAAACAAAGAGGTGTTAGAGTTAGAGACGAAGCATCACCAATACAACCAGGTGAATTTAAAGATGTAGATGCACCGGGTGGTAATATTAGAGATTCATTTATGATGCTACCTTACAAAGAACCATCACCAACATTATTACAGTTGATGGGTATTGTAGTTCAAGCAGGACAAAGATTTGCGGCTATTGCAGATATGCAAGTAGGCGATGGTAATCAAGCTGCTGCAGTTGGAACTACAGTTGCACTTCTTGAAAGAGGTTCACGTGTTATGTCTGCTATTCATAAAAGATTATACACATCTATGAGATCTGAGTTTAGATTACTTGCAACTTTATTCAAAACATATTTACCACCCGTTTATCCTTTTGATGTTGTGGGTGGAAGAAGAGAAGTCAAACAACAAGACTTTGATGATAGAGTAGATATCTTACCAGTAGCAGATCCAAACATTTTTTCTATGTCACAAAGAATTACGATTGCACAAACAGAATTACAATTAGCTACATCTAATCCTAAGATTCATAATTTATATAATGCATACAGAAAAATGTATGAAGCACTTGGTATAAAAGATATTGATAAGATTTTACCGCCTCCAGCACCGATTGCACCTAAAGATCCGGCGTTAGAACACATTGATGCATTAGGAATGAAACCATTTCAAGCGTTCAGAGGTCAAGATCACAGAGCACACATGACAGCTCACTTAAATTTTATGGCAACCAACATGGTTAGAAACAATCCACCTGTTATGGCTGCGATTGAAAAGAATTGTTTAGAGCATATTAGCTTAATGGCGCAAGAACAGATAGAATTAGAGTTTGCAGACACTATTCAACAGCTTCAACAGATGCAACAAATGGCACAACAGAACCCACAGATACAAGCACAGCTACAAAAAATATCTATGGACATGGAAGCAAGAAAAGCAGTGCTAATTTCTGAACTAATGGGTGATTTTATGGAAGAAGAAAAGAAAATTACATCACAATTTGATGCTGATCCTCTTTTAAAACTAAAATCAAGAGAGGTTGACCTTCGTGCAATGGAAAATGAACGTAAAAAAGATGAAGGAGAACAAAAAATGGACCTTGATAGAGCAAAATTACTTCAAGCAAGACAATTAAACGAAGATAAACTAGATCAAAACGAAAAATTAGCTAAATTAAGAGCAGGAGTAAGTCTTGCAAAGGCTGGAAATCAAGGTATAACTGCAATTAAGGTAGAAGATTAATAAAAGGAACAAAAATATGATTAATTATAAAAAATCAAAAGAAGTTAAGATTCCAGAACAGAATGTTGAGGTAGATCCTAGATCTAAAACAACAGCTGATGGCGCTTTTAACTATATTCCTACTGGAGACAAGGAAAAAGTTAGAGGAACTAAGAGAATGTTAACTAATAAGAAAAAAATAGCTACTTGGTACTAATATGGCTTGGTTTAGTCTAGCAAAAATTGCTTTGCAAGCTGGCAGTAAAATTTATTCTAACCGCCAGAAGACAAAGATGGCTATGTCTGATGCACAATTGATGCATGCAGAGAAAATGGCTCGAGGTGAGGAAACTTACCAAGGTAAATTGCTAGAAGCGAGACAAAACGATTATAAGGACGAATTTGTGCTCGTTATAATTTCGGCCCCTATCGTTGTGTTAATGTGG